TTAAAGGCTGTTTAAGGGGTTGAATCTGACTGCGTCTTGCAGGTAATCCGGCGCGAAATGCGCGTAGGTCATCGTTTGCTGAATCGTCGCGTGGCCGAGTATTTTTTGCAGCGTGAGGATGTTGCCGCCATTCATCATAAAGTGGCTGGCGAACGTGTGGCGAAGGACGTGGGCGGCCTGCCCTTTGGGCAAATCGAAATTGCACTGTTTGAGCTGCACATAGAACTCGGCATAACAATCTTTGAACAATCGGCCAGACTTGCCCGTGACGATTTCATCTTGCAGTTCCTGGCTGATCGGCACCGTGCGGTCTTTCCCGTTCTTGGTATCGAGAAAGGTCACTTTGCAATGGCTGACCGTGCTGCCCTTTAGCTCTTCTGCTTCACCCCATCGTGCACCTGTGGCCAAACAGAGCTTGGCAACCTTGTAGCTATCCCCAGAAAGCACGCTGAGTAAGTGATTCATTTCATCAACCGAGAGAAACGCCATTTCGCGTGTTTTGGGGACTTTCAGTTTAAAGCCAGAAACCGGATGCGGGTTGTGGAACTCCTTCACCGCGATGAGCGCGGTAAACACATTGCTCAAACAGTTCATCTTGCGGTTAAAGGTAGTCATCGCCCTGCCCTTGTTGAGCTGAGCCATTCGGTAATCTGCGAGCAGTTTGTGGGTGATCTGGTGCGCTTTAGGAAAGCCGAGTTCCTTGTCGACCAATTTCACTTCCTTAAGGTAGGCTTCGGCGGTTTTCTTCGATTGCCCTTCGTACTTCCACCACAGTTCAATCAACTCACTCAGAGAGCGGCGATCGGCGGGCTTTTCTAGCCACTCTTTATCATGGGCCGTCGCCAGCACATGCTTTTCATATTGGGTAGCTTCGAACTTGGTATCGAACTGGCGGCGATAGCGCTTACCGTTCCGGCCTTGCGGCCGCAGGTCAACCAACCACTTTTTACCCTCTTTCTTAATGCTCATAATCTGCTCACTCAACAACATGAGCAGAAATGATAAATCACAACTGTACATAAACACAGTATTTGATTCACACAGAAATGCACATTGATGCGTAATTGTGGTGATAAAACCCAAACCGATCACACCAAAAGACACAGTCGTTTGATACTGTGGATGCGTTTCATTTGTCAGTTGTGAGTACATAAAGCCACCAAAGCATATGTCCCCTTTGGGATGGTGTTTTAGATAGATTCTGTCTGTACTTTATTCTGAACTTATACCTATTAGGTCTAGTTAAAAGGGACTGTTAAACGTTTTGAAGGAGTTATGGTGGTTGTAAGTAAGAGTGAACATACATTAGAGTTAGTTCAAGACCTGTTGGATGACTTAGAGCTTGGGCGTTCTTCCGTCGAAAAAATTATCCTAAAAGCGTCTCGGTTAGCAAGAATCGTTGGCGCTGAAGAAGTTAAAGAATGGTTGCGCTTTGAGCTGGGTGGCTTCTATTCAGATAATTCCATCTCACTTAAATACATGACATTAACTGGGCGTTGGACAAATCGTGATGAAAATAAGGGATATTGGATGCCCCTTGCTCAGATTGAAGCTCGCATTGAAGCCGATAAAGCTAAGTTATCAGTCATGAGAACACCGGACTCTTCAGGTGACCACAATTACGCTGTTCACCATGCAACTAGAGCAATGAATGAGACAACAAATAATATTTCAAAGTTCAGTGGAATTCGCAGCAAAGTCATAGCATTACTACACAAATTTATAACCGACGTATACTACGAGAAAGTATTTGATAATTTATCTGAATCAATCTTTGAGGGCTACAAACGAGAGGTTGACCACTTAATTTCAGAAAACTGTGGTGATGTACTTGAACAGATTCCAACTGTTATGGAAAGACTTAGTTCCGGTAATGCCGAGGCGATTAGTCATGCACTTACCACTTGTCGACGCGTAATCGAATCTTTCGCTGATTCAATTTTTCCGGCTTCTGATGAAACTATGAACATTGGTGGCAATGAGTTAAAACTAGACGCAAGTAAGCATCAAAATAGAATCAATGCTTACATTCACCAAAGGTGTGAAAGTAAATCGCGTAAACAACGTTTTCGCCAAAACTTAGCTAATTTGTTCGATAGAGTCTCAACGGGGGTTCACAAGGATGTTACCCCAGAAGAAGCAAAAGCACTTTTCCTTAATACTTACCTGTTTCTGGGAGAGGTGCTGCACCTCGAGGAGAACAAAAACGTTTAACAAACTGTTTAAGAGTGATTCGCAACGTGTGGCATTTTCACTATGCGTTGCGACTAGTGTTTAAGGTGGTATGTGGCAGCTTTTGTATTGCGTTGCTCACACCTTAACAGGGCGTTATAAATACGTGATTATTGGTGTATACCTTGGAACTAATAGAATTTTTATGAGTAAAGAAAATATAGAGAGACACAATCAAATTTGTTTGATGTCAGAGGTTTTAATTGATTTTAATCATAAGAAAGTATGTAACCTTTATCAATTCTTAAGCCCTATGGTTGGTTACAGAGCAACAATATTGCTACTCTGCTTGGAACAAAAGAGAGCCGTTACCACAGAAGAAGTAAAGTTTATCGGTGAAATTCTTAGTTCATTAAGTAATAAAAGATCATTTAATGTGCCGCTTTTAGTCGAGCATCCTCTTAGTTTTACTCTCGTATCACAACTAAATTCATACGAAACTAGACTAGGGAATACATACTTTATTAGTGCAACCCCGCAAAGTAAGTGGAACAAGAATTTACTAGGCGATACACGTAAGTCATATGAAATAGACCTTCTACTAGAACTATACTTTATGTCTGGGGACAGTAAGAACATCATAGCGAAAGCTGCTTTAGAATATGATGGTCCTTATCATCTGCAGGAAACAAATGTGCGTAAGGATAAGTTCAGGGATTCCCAGATACAGGCTGATGATATTCCAGTATTTAGGTTGCCGAGCCAGAATACGCATTTCACACCCCAGCAAGGCCGAGATGAATTTAGGGCGCGTCTGGATATTTATAAGGAAAATGTAAATGACTTTATTCAGAAGCGTATTTTTGACTATGAATCTCATATACTAAATGACAGAAATTATTCTGTGACTAACGAGAAAAATACTATATCTCTAGGGTCAGGAACGAATCACAAGTATTTATAACAAAGCATTTAAGAGTGATTCGCAACGCTTGGCAGTTTCGCTTCGCTCAAGTATGCCGCTCACACCTTAATGCTGCGTTAGAAATTATCGGATAACTATGGACGAATATCTAAAAATTGGGGCAACTATCATTGCTGCTCTTGGCGGAAGTGGTGCCATTATTCTTGGGTTGGCAAACTACTTAGGTAAAATTTGGGCAAACCGGCTAATGGTAAAGGAAAAAGCCGAACATGATCGAGAGCTGGAGAAGCTGAGAACTGGGTTACATCAGGAAAGCCAGCAAAATTTAGCTAAACTCAATAGTGAGATTGAAGTCTATAAGCAAACCCAACTCAGAGAGCACAATGATAAATTGTTGATCTATAGAGCTACAATTGACTTGGTGGCTACAATGCTGGCTAAAGTGGAAATGATCGTTCTTAGAAACAAGCAGCAGCTAACAGCACAAGAAAGAGAGCAATTCGAGGCAGAGCGCCTCAAGATTTATGGGTATCTAGCAATGATAGCGCCGCAAGAGGTGATGGATGCAAATGATGTGTTCATAGATCAGTTATTAGCCGTTGTATTTGATGGTAAATATGTGAGTTGGGAAGTTATTAGATCTAAGGCTCTCAATTTAACCAACGCAATGCGCAAAGACATTGGTATCGACAAGTCTGAAGTGTCATATAACGGTGAAAGATAATTCTAACAATCTGTCCAAGAGTGATTCGCAACGCGTGGAATTTTTACTATGCGTTGCGTTTAGTGTTTAAGGTGGTATGCCGCAGCATCGGTATTACGTGCCTCACACCCTAATTGAGCGTTATATTGGCAATTGAGTTTGGAGCTTTAAATGAGTGATGTATTAGGTTCAATCGGTCAGGCTATCAATCTGGCAAAACGTTTACGTGAAATCAGTAAAAATATCGAAGATGCAGAATTTAAGAATTTGTTGGCAGATTTGAACTTGGAGCTGGCAGATACAAAATTAGCACTTGCAGATGTCATGGAACAAAACTCGACGCTAAAACTTGAAGTTAACGAACTTAAAAACTCCCAGGGTAATAATTTAAGTCAGTTAGAGTTCAGAGATTTTGCGTACTATGGTGCAAATAACGATGGTCCTTTCTGTTCGGCTTGTTACGAAACTAAAAATAAACAAGTCACGTTAAGCAAAGTATCAGGGACATTCAGTACTTTTGGTCATCATAAATGTCCATCCTGTAAACAGTATTATGGTGGCTAAACCAATATAACAAACAGTCAAACCCACCCCATCAAAAAAGCCACCTATCAAGGTGGCTTCTTTTTTAAAAAATCTTCTTAAACACTGGCGCGATGGCTTTGCCGATAATCTTAAAGTTGCGCCCGTTCTTGTGGTTGATCTCGAATGACTCGTAGGTCGGGTTGTCTGAAATCACCTGGTAAATCCCTTTCGGAATGTTCCACTTCAAACGTTTTACGTAAACCGCATCGTCGATGCGAATCACGTATACCCCATCCGTGACCGGGTGTTGTAGTTCGCGGGTATCAACCAGCAGCCTGTCTTTGTGGCTGAGGGTGGGTTCCATTGAGTTGCCGTCAACGTAGATGATGGCTGCGCAGTTCGGCGCAAGGCCAAACTCAGCCAGCAGGCTTTTGGGAATGATGAGCTTGTCTATCTGGTACTCGCTGTGCACCAGTGAGCCCGCCCCTGCTGCTGCGTGAACGTCAAACACGGGCAATTCGCACCAGTCTCTGACTTCCGCCAGTGGCACGATTTTAGAAACATTACTTGGTTCTGGAGCATCCTCTTTTGTAGGTGCTTCCAGTGCCATCAGCGCTTTTGCTTCGTCTGGGTCCGTGATGTATCTCTCAATTAACTGCTTTTTTACGTCAGCATGGAAATTAGAGATATGGTATTCAAACGCCCGTCCCTGCCCTGACGCCTTTCTTCTTAACCATTTGTTTCTTTTAGATTTTTGGCTAATACCCTCTAGGGTATTAGGCGTACCGTCGAGCTCAACTAGCTCATTACTGGTATACCATTCGCGCATAAGTACCTTATTTAGCCCTTGATCTATACCTTAATTGATCATTTAATTGAGCAAAATTAACCAAACACAAGTAAGCACAACTGCACACGATGAAGTTTTGAAGGCATCTACGTGAGCATTTATGCACAGTTATGTATGGAAGATACCATGACCCCGCTGATTAAACTAGATATGCCGTACCTGCCAATCGAAGAGTATGCGCGACGTCAACATATTGATTTGGTTGAGTCGGAGCAACTGATTGAGGCTGGAAAGCTGCCCATGAAGGCCGCGACACGCTGCGAGAAGAAGCGCTTCGTCAATATGGTCACCCTTTCACGCATGCGTTTGTGTAAAGAGTTTAAAGACCAACCTGACCTATTGGAGAAGCTAAATATGCACGTTTCAATTCAACCCGATTCCCCGATCCTCCCTACCTGTGAACTGGCCCGCCGTTGGGGTGTGTCTGAAAACTCGATTCGCAACATGATTCGCGAGGGAAAGCTGCCTGTGATTGAGCGCGATGGCGCCAAGGGCAAGCACTACGTCAACATGGGCGCGCTGTGGCAACACGCCATTGAAGATTCTGAAAAGCCTGAAAACGACCACTTTTATCATTCGTTTTAAGTGAGCAGCCATTGCGGCTGTGAGCTCATTTCACTTGCGACAAGGTGAGTATCAAATATGGACATGAACACTTCAATGTACGTTTTCCTTGAGGGCAAACAAAAGGCATTTGATGAAGCGTGCTGCGCGTTCCGGGCGGCCAACAAGGTGTCGGCTATTGCTGCCGCCGTTGGCTTAGATGCATCGGTGCTGCGCAATAAGCTCAACCCAGAGCAGCCACATGTTCTGACGTGCGCCGAGCTGGTTGCTATCACCAAAGCCAGTGGCGACTACACCATCATCAATTCTCTTTTGCTTGGCCTTGGTGTGGTGACCGCACAACTGCCACAAGAAGAGAAAGCCGAAACCTTCCTCAAGCGGGTGCTGGAACATTCGATGCTGTCGGGCGACCTGTCGCGCATGGCGTTAGACCACGGCGGCGACACCCGCCTACCCCGCACAACCCGACACAAAATTATCTCTAAGGCACAGGCCAGCATCGGCAACCTGATGCTTTTAATTTCTGATCTTGAAAACCGCACCTCTGGGGCGACGCCGTTCTTTGCGATGAGCGTGGATTTTATCACCCAAGGCGCGCCAATTCCGGGCCTGTCCTAAGGAGCCAAGATGAATCAGCTAGCCAGAAACGCACACACCCAACACACGCCGCCAGCGCAAGAGAGCATCGCCGCGTGCAAATCGCTGTTTAACGGCGCCGCCACCCGCTGCCAGTTGAAGAAGATGTTCAACGAACTGCCAGAGAAAAGCCGTGGCTTGGTGCTGATCGCCGGCGGCCTGCCCGCGCGCGATTACAACCGAGAATTCGAATCGTTCGATGACCTGGAACTGCAAAAAATCCGCACCGGAATGCAGTACCTGAAAAACCTGACGGTCACGTTCGACAGCAAGGTCGGCGATGTTCGCCGCCTCAAGCACTACCAGTTCAGCAACACCCATTAACCTAGCCAACCTTTGCCCCCGTGGTATTCCTCTCGGAATGGGGGCCTTTTTCGTCTCAGCGTAGGAGCAAAGATGATGAATGACCCAGTTACCAAAGCCGCGTTTGAACGCGCGATTCTCGCCACTATCACCAGCCTGTATGAGCTGGCCATCGACAGCGCCGATGTGATGAGCGTGCGTATCGAATATTCCTCAAGCATGAAGATGCTGAACGTGGTGATCTTCTCCGCCACCACAACCGACCACGCCCACAGCATTGTGCTGCTCGATAGCAAACAAGCCCTGAAAGACCTGCTGGACATCGAAGATGACTTGATTGAGCGCATCGCTGCGCGCCGCGATGAGTTGGAGAAGGGGGAAGAAGCATGAGCACGCTGACAATTCACGAACTCAAAATTAGCGCCGAGAATTTCACGGAAGTGCTGGCCGGACGCAAAACGCATGAAGTTCGATTCAACGACAGAAATTATCAAATTGGTGACTGTTTAAACCTTCGCGAAATCGATGAGAGCGGCCATTACACCGGGCAAGAAATGAATACTCAAATCAGCCATGTACTTCACGGTGATCAGTATGGTTTGGCTGAAGGATGGTGTGTTCTCTCGCTAAAGAATACCACTCACAACAAAGCCCAAAAGTTGATTGAGTACCTGCGTGATCGCTTGGAAGAAACTTGTGACTGCATTGAAGCGGGTTATGGCATCGCACGTTCTTCCGGCCATTCCACGTCAGATGCGGCAATGACAGTAGAGGGCGGCCGAGTGTTTATTGAAGAGGCTAACCAGTTTCTGAATACCTTCGCGGAGAGTCAGCCATGCAATACGCCGCAGTAATGCTGTGTTCCGATGGCGGAGTGATCCGCCACGAACAAACTCAGGAAGTCGCCAACATTCTGATTGGCGATTTCGATTCGATGCAAGAAGCCATGAACCAAGCCTGCCGTGATCTTGATTGCAGTGTGATGCATCCACGCGAGAAGGGAATAATCAGCAAAGGACGAGGTAAAGGCGGTTATCTGTTAGTTACTACGCAAGAGTTGGAGGAAGTATGAGTGAACCAATCATCACATTGGAACGTTTGATTCAACATTTTGAAAGCATCTGTAAAAGCAAGTTTTCTAGCTTGGACACTGCTAGAGAGTTGGCTGCGGGCGAATTCCCCAACAGACCGCTGACTGAATGGCGCTATTTGGGATGTTTGAGAGCCACTGCTTTATCTAATGGCTCTCTGTCTGATGCAACTAGATTATTTCGTCTTCATCGAACGACTCAATCTCAGGCTCATAACCGTAGATTGCAACGTATGGCGAAACAGGAGGATGTCCGGCTAAAAGGTTAACGAGTCCCCACTCCTCCAGTTCTTCGTCCAGGTCATCTAATGCTTCCTGTCCGAAAACTGTAATCGAGCGGTATTGGCTCTTAGCTTTATCCGAAAGCAAAGCAACTTTTAACTCAGGCAACAGTTCATTCGATTCATAACCTTCGACAAACGAAACGATTGAATCGTCAAAATCTAGCTTTAGTTCAGGTTTAAATAGTTTTGTTTTCATAAGCCAACTCTTTGTTGATTAGTGCGAAATTGAGCTTAACACATTGGAAAACCTAAAAGTACCCGCTGAAATCGACCTTTACGAATTCCCATGGCAAGCCCCTTTAACGGAAGTTGAAGCGGGCTGCTTTGGTGATCGCCGATTCAATGAAGTGATTCAGCCAGAAAGCCTGAGTGTGCTTGAACGTAAATTGTTTGAAGCCAACCCGGACGACTTTGCCTGGGCGCAATCGCGCATCCAAGACTTGCCCGATTACCTAACCAAATACTTCGTCACGCGCTACATCAGCGTGTTTGAAAAACTCGGCCGTAAAGAGGCCAACATTTACCTGCGTGAGCGTATGGCACCCGCAACAGAACGCGCGCAAAAGGTCTTGGAAAAATACAGCAAACTGCCAACCACACAAAAAGTGGCGATGTTCTCTAAAGAATTCGAAAGCGGCGATAACGCATTCGCCTCCGTGTACTTTACAGAGCACAGCCTGCCTGAAGACTTTCAGCGTCCTCAGCTCTCTTTTGACTTCGACCAAGCCGAAAAACATACCAAGCCAGAGAAGAACCGCAGCGTTGCCGAACTCGAACCCGACGAACTCAGAGACATGGCATTCAAACTGTCGCAAATCGCCTCTGCCCGTCACCAACGCTTTGCGGCTTCTGCCATCAAAGAAGTGAAAGCAGATCTGGCGAAGCGCGAGGTCAAAGCCTCTGAATCAAAAATCGGCGAGATTGCGGTGGTGAACACCTATCACAAGCTGGCAGCTTTCGTGAATGAGTTCGGCATCAAAGCGCCCCGCAAGCGCAAGAAGCAAACCGAACTGACGGCCCTGAACGACATCTCAAGAATGCTCGATGAAAAATGGTGGCGCGGCCGACTGGTGCACATTCGCAAAATCATGCGCGAACATCTGGCGATCGCCATGGGGCAAGTGAGCTACAAAGCCTCGCCTTATGCCTCTTGGGATTGTGTCCGTGAGCATCAGGAGCAGCAGAAAGCCAACTATGAATATATTAAGCAGAGAAAACTGATCGATGAGATTACGGGCGAAGAAGCCGATTTGTGGGACATGGCGAAAAAGAGCCTGTCTAATCCGGCGATCCGCCGCCATGAGCTGATGGTGCGCTGCAGTGGCTGCGAAGACATCGGCAATGAGCTTGAGCTGCAAGGTTTGTTTCTCACGCTCACTTCGCCGTCCAAGTACCACAACAGCTACAAGAAAGGCGGCTTTATCGACCACTGGAACGGCGCCAGCCCGCGCGATACGCAAGCCTACCTTAACAATGTGTGGCAGCGTATTCGCGCCAAGCTGGGCCGTGACGAAATTCGCTGGTTCGGGGTTCGCGTTGCCGAGCCGCATCACGATGGCACGCCGCACTGGCATTTGCTGATCTGGGTGAAGCCGGAAGATGTCGCGCAAGTGCGTGACGTGTTTATTTCCTACGCCGTCGAAGAAGACAAAGAAGAGCTGTATCCGCAGTTCGACCGCAACCCGAAACGCGCCGAGAAGAAGCAGGCCTTTCACGGGCCGTTCAATTACAAACCGCGCTGCGACTTTGGTTACATCGATCCGGCCAAAGGCACGGCAACCGGCTACATCGCCAAATACATTTCCAAGAACATCGACGGCTTTGCCATGGACGATGAGATTTCCGACGAAACAGGTAAGCCCGTGAAAGACATGGCCAAGAATGTGAGTGCCTGGAAAAGCCGCTGGGCTATCCGCCAGTTTCAGTTTTTTGGTGGCGCTCCGGTCACGACTTACCGCGAGCTGCGCCGCTTTGCCAACAACGACAAAGCCAGCTTTAACCAGTACCTCACTCAACTGAACTATGAAGAGCTGCTGACCATTTATGAAGAGTTGGACATTCGCGAAGGCCGCAAGCTGATCGGCCCGCCTATTCCGGCAGAGCTGATTCGTCGCCATAAGAAGTTCGACAGCAAGTATCTGTTTGTGCTGCTCACGCAGGTTTATCAGGCCGATCTGGAACACGAAAACGGCACCGTCACGGAAGTGATGAAAGCCGCCGACCGTGGCCAGTGGCGTGATTACATCATGGGTCAGGGTGGCCCGTTCGTGAAACGCGCTGACCTGCTGATCACCAACGTTTATGAAGAGCTGCCGTTTGCTTCTCCGCACGGTGAAACCGTTCGCAAGTTGGATGGGTTTGACGCATCAGGCGTGTTCATCAAAACACGCCTCAGAGTCTGGACGATTAAACAGAAACCCAAGGTTAGCGATGATGCGGAAGCGATCGCCCAAGGGAGCGCAGCGACCGTCATTGGCGGCCCCGCCGCCTCTCGGAGTTCTGTCAATAACTGTACGGAGCCCCGCGAGGATCAGGTCAGCGATCAGCTCACCAGGTTGTTAGCACCAGAGCGAAGAAAGGCGAATAAACCGCCAAATATTGATGAAGCGGCACTGGCCGCACTCAGAAAAGGCAGTTCAATTCGCATCGATGATGAACGAAGTATCCAAATCCGCCCTGCGGAGGTAGACGAGTACGGCGAAAAACGCCCGGCTCAGCTGGTCGAAGTCAGCCGCGTGCCTGCCGATGATTTGTCGTGGATGAATTTTGAAGGTTGGGACGAAGTGTTAGCCCAACCAGAAACCGAAGAGTATCAACAACCGGACCTGTCGTTCTTCCCTGAGTTGGAAGATGACTGGCCGTTAGCGTGAGGAGATCCCATGTTAATCACCTGCCCTATTTGTGGAAGCAAAGCACGTATTGCAACGTCCAAAGCGATGAGTAACGAAACGCGCGAAGCCTATTGCCAATGTCTGAACCTAAACTGCGGCCGAGCGTTTACCACGCTGACCACGGTTAACCGCATTATTGAACCGACTGGCGCCAAGCCAGACCCGGAACTGCAGCCGGAGCTGTGTAAGGGAGATGTGGATCAGATGGACATCTTCAGTGCCTTTGAGCAAATCCAATAAACCAGAAGTCTAGACTGCATGAAAATTAATGTCATTCCATCACAGCGTCTGAACGCACTATTGGATGTTCTTCCTATGCGCGAAATTCCAGAGCAAACCAGAGCGGCATTGAGGCTGGTCTTTGAGTCTGGTTATTCATATGAGCTCGCGTCCCTTAGAACGGGCGTATCGAGCAAGCGCATTTCTCTGGCTGCTCGCAAATTAGACCAAATAGATAGGATACTTCTCAAAGCATATAGGTTGTCATGATGAATATAGATTCAATCGAATTGCACATTTGCAAAAATGCCCTAGTCGACGCGATTCAAACGAAGGAAAATCAGATATTCTTGTCTGCGTCGACAGATGAGAGCGAGAGGATTCGAGAGCGTATCATTGAGTTGGCGAGCTCGTACGGGCTGACTCTGTCTGGCAACCCGCTTATATTGCCCAATGGTACAACGCTGACGTTCTTACTCCCTAACAGCCAAACATCTGCAGGCTATTCAGGAAATGTTTATGTGTTCAACTGCTTTGATGACACTAACTTTTCCTATATAAATGAATTAGTTTCGTCATGGACAATGCTCAAGAAACATCGAGCTATATTTTTATCCATTGGCTAATCACCCAATATTTTTTACTTCTCATTTCGGGACTATCGATGGTCAATATTCAAATCTTGAGACGCGAAGCACTTAGGCTTCGTACTGCAATGGATTCCTGTGACAAAGATTCCTCTACGATATTGACTAATACCTTTCCCATCATGAACTGTAAATTCGCCTCACTGTTGCTCGCTTTTCACTACTTTCAACGTCTAAACAACATAGAAATAACCTGCGTAACTGGTTATGGCGAGAATATGGTTTCACACGTTTGGTTGGAGATAGAAGAACATGTAGTTGATATTACTGGTGATCAGTTCAACTTGATTGATCATGTTCAACTCAATGAAAAGATACTCAAGTACAGACCTTTCTCCAAAATCCACGTAACCAAAGTTACTCAGAGTTACTTACCCATAGTGTTCAAAAGAACGGAGAGAATAGGTTTAGACAAAGATTTTTCGGATTTCAAAGCGAGCTTTATCGACAAAATGAGGTCTTCTTACTCTACCCTAATCGTGTAAAGATCTTCTTTTCAAAAAAAACGATCAAAAACGCACGTTTGCGATCCCGGCACTTCTCTAAATCCCCAATCTAAAACAGCCCTGAGTTCAGTTCCCATCAGGGCTGTGGTGCAATAACCCTACCTAATTATTTTGCGTCTCTGATTGCGCAAAATTGCAGTGCTGAATTTTGGTGCGGAGGGAGGGGTGAGTCCGAATTAGGCCTGAGCGCCCTTCCCCGCCATCATTTTTCCAGCCTGCTGCCTTCTTTGATTTATTTGAGATGAAGTGAGAGCTTTCATGTGGGAACGACAGTACGAGCGCGGGCGATGGAACGGGCATCAGCTCAACATCCTGGCGACGGCCATTGATGGCGGCCAACGCCTGCACGTCAGTGAAATTCCCTACGCCGAACTGCCCAACATCCGTGTGATGGGCAGTAAATCCCGCACCATCAAACTCGATGTCGTCTTTGTCGGCGCCGACTCGCTGGCCGATGCCAACGCGTTCATTGCTAACCTTGAGTCTTCCCCTGCCGGAGAGCTGGAACACCCTTGGCTGGGCGAACTAACGCTGGTATTCGACACCTTTTCGCAAAGCATCAGCACCAAGCGTGGCGTGGTCACACTCAGCCTGAGCTTTGTCCGTGCCGGCACGCAGCCGACCATCAACACATCAGCGACCGTCCGCGTGAAGCAACAGGCCAGCGCGGTGGAAAGTGTCTCAGCGCAGTCGTTCGCCCGTGATGTGAAAAACCTCAGTGTGGCCGACATCAACCAGACACAGAACGATTTCACTCAGTCACTCAACGTCTTGGTGGACATCACCCACCGCCTGAACCTCGCCGATGACAAGCTGCAAAGCATCAACTCAGCCATCAACGAAGCGTTTGGTGCCATCAGCAGCATCAGCAGTGCGCCGGATAAGTTCGCTACGCTGCTGAGCACCGCCGTTGATCGCGTCGCCGAGGGCGTTCAGTCTGAGCCAGACTCCGACAGTGAGGCCGTCGACAATGCGCGCACCGCGCAGCAACTGATGTTGGGTCAGGTTAAAGAGGACGCCGTTACCCCTCATCACAACATTCAGATGGTGACCGGAGCCGTGAAGGTCAGCCAAGATGTTACCCGTCTGGAGAAGCTGGACCAGTTTGACATCACCGCCGTGAGCACACAGCCAGCCATCATTCAAAGCGACCTCGTGGCGCTGCTTGACGGGATTGATGCGCGCGTGCGTGAAACGACAAGCGTCTCAACGGTTGAGAGCTTAGACATCTTCAATGCATTGGAGGCGCTGAAAGGCGGCATTCAGACGCAGCATGACAAAGTCATCAAAGGCACCGCGGCGCACCGTGTGATTGAGCAGCCGCGCAGCAAACCGGCCCTGACCATCGCGCACGACCAGTACACGGCAGAACCGATCGTTACCGCGATGAATGCGTTGCAGCACCCTCTGTTTCTGCGTGGTGACATTGCAGTGAGGAACCCGCAATGAGCCAGCTTACGATGCACATCAATGGCGCGCAGACCGCGTTTTACTCAGCCGAACTCAGCTACTCTCTCGAGCAGCTCGCGCACACCTTTCGCTGCAAAGTGCCGGTGATGGCCATTAACCAGCCGCTGCCGGTGAGCTTCTACCTCGGCGGCCAGCTCATCCTGAAAGGACAAATTGACCAGGTTGAGTCCGCCACCGATTCAGGCAGCCGCTCAGTCACCATTACGGGCCGCTCCGTCAGTGCCAACATGATTGACTCGCGCATCACCATGGATGCGCTTTACGACCAGCCGATGGATAAATTACTGCGCCGTCTGGCCGCACCGTTTGGCTTGCGGGTAGAGAGTCTGGTCTCCGCGTTGAAGGCCGTACCGGAGTTTCAGATCAACGCAGAGTCGCCGGTGGAAAACATCGCGCAGCTGATTCGAGAGCAAGGCTTGGCGCTGATTGAACGCAATGGCGTGCTGACGATTGAAAACACCGCGCACAGCATCATTCAGGGCATCGGGCTTGAAGTCGGCAACAACATCGAACGCCTTGAGATTGCCCGTCAGTTCCATACCCGCTTTCACCGCACCGAAGTTCAGGGCGCGTGGGACGATGCCAGCGCGGTGGTCACCGCGGCCGACATCGATGCTTCGCGCACGCGGGTGATTATCTGCGATCAGTTACAGTCCGCCGATGCGTGTTTGTCCCGCGCCCGGTATGAGCACAACCTGGCGATCGCGCAGAGTCTGACGGCCTCAACAAGCATTGCCGGACTGTTCCCGGCGCTCGCCATCGACGGACTCAACCGGGTCATCCGGGTTATCGACCAGACGCAGCAGTTCAGTGAAATGCTGGTCATCAAAGCGTTGAGCCTGTCCGTCTCGGAAAGCGCACAAACCACCTCGATGACACTGTTCCGGCCATTCAGGGAGCAAAGCGATGTCTGACACACTGCTGGCCCGTTTGATGAGCCGGATTAAGAATCTGGTTGGCACCGGCACGGTCACGGGAGCGGAGACGCAGTGGCTGCAGATTAAGACCGCCACGGGGCGCACGAACGATCGCATTCGCCGCGTGCACAACTACGGCTTTATGAGCCGTCCGTTGGTGGGCGCCAAAACCTACAACCTGTTTATTGGAGGCGTCACCGCGCGCGGTATCACAGTGAATGTGGAAGACGAACGTTACCAGATGGCACTGCAGCCGGGTGAGGTCGCCATGCTCGATGACAAAGGCAATCTAGTTCACTTCACCGCAGACGGTATCAAGGTGAACACTAAGGCAAAACTGGATATCACGGCCGCAGGCGATGTCAGCGTTACAGCGCCCAAAGTGGATGTCACCGCGCCCCAAGTTTCGTTCTCCGGCAATGTGGACATCGGTGGCAACCTCAACGTCGCGGGCAACGTTGGCGGCAGCTCCGGCAAGTTTGCGGGCGTCACGGTGGAAACCCACACTCACGACTACGTGGACGACAACAACCAACGCACTTCTGACGGGCCAAACCAATCATGAACTATTTCCGTTTAAACGCAGTCACGGCGCCGATGCACTCCGAGGAAGGCATGACACACGCCGTCTGGCAGAGCATTTACAACCACAGCGAGTCGACACAGAACGACCGCGCGCGAATGGCCGAAGACGAACGCGGCGGCAACTGGAGCGACGAACTGCTGACCATCGTAGGCTCACGCGACTGGACGCTGCGCCGGGACAAACTCACCCCGCAGACGCTCGTCATGGCCAAACGCTTTTATGAAGAAGCGTTAGCCTGGCTCATCACCGAGGGCCACGCCAAAGCCGTGACGGTTTCCGTATGGGAAGCGAAACCCAATCAGATGGGGCGTGATGTGATCATTACCCTCACCGATGACACCACGTTTAAGGTCACACTATGAGTACACAACGCAGCCTGCAGACACTTATCGATCGCGCCAAATCGACACTGATGGCGAAAACCGGGCAGAACACACCAGCGATCGATGCCATCGCGTGCGCGATTGCGGGCGTGAGTTACGGTCAGTACGGCTATCAGGATTTGCTGTTTCGCCAGCTTCACCCGGAAACCTGCTCCGAAGCCTGGCTTTATCTGCATGCCAATCGTCATGACACGCCGCGCCTGCTGCCCACGTTTGCATCAGGCACCGTCCGGTTTACTCAGCTCGGTGGCGTGGTGGTCATCCCCAAAGCAACTTTGCTGACCGATGCCGCCGGCAATGAATACGAAACCACCAAAGAGCAATACAGTGACGTGCCGGTCAGCGTGATTGCCCGCGTGTCGGGCAGTGCCAGCAATCTGCCAGCCGGAAACATTCTGACCCTGTCCGAAGGCTTAGGTGGTATCGACCCGACTCAGGTTCAGAGCCTTGGCATTGAAGGCGGCGCCGACATTGAAACACTGGAACACTGGCGCGCCCGAGTGATTGTGGCCTACGAGAAAAACGACCTGATCGGCAAAGCGGAGGATTATGAAGCCTGGGCAACATCTGCGCATGCCGATGTCGACTTTGCCTGGGCGCTGGATAACACCCCGGAGCGCGGCATGGTGGAAGTGTATATCGGTCGCCGCACCGCTGACCCGACACTGAGCAGCGAAGTGATCAGTCTGGTTCAGCAAACCTTCGAAGCGCATCGTCTGGCAGGTTGTCATCCCATCGCCTTACTGCCTGAGCATGTTCTGCTGAACATTGAGATTCAGGGCATCCAAGATCCATCAATTCGTGATGATGTCGTCACTGCGCTGCAGAGCCTGGTGCAAAGCAAAATGGGCAAAATCAACGCCGCGATGGGCAATCCGGAATCCGTCACGCCGACGGAAATTGTGCTAACGGTGTCGAGTGTCACCACCAACTTCATTGTGAAATCGCCAACCGATGAAGTGATGATTCAGAGCCATCAGATTCATGTATTAGGAGACGTGACATGGACACCTCCAGCGTAATTATCGATTACAGTGCGGAAGACTTTGCGCAGGCCATCCGCGCCCTGTTGCCCAAAGGGCAATACTGGCAGGAAGCCGACAACCCGGAGCTGACCAGCCTCATTGAGGCGATGGCCACCGACTTCAAAGCCACGCACGATGACATTGAATTGTCTCTGCTGACTGACTTTCAGGAAGCGCTGTTCGGCTGGAAAATCAGCGACTATCAGGCGCTGCTGTACACCCAGGCAGGTGATGATGCCGGAACCGTCTCTGATGACCGGACCACGCCGAATCTGATTTATGTCGCGCTGCAGGAAGACGCCCGAATCTCATGCGCGCAGGCCTGGGCCGCGTTTGAGGAAAAGCGCCTGCCGCACACTGAAATTACCTGGATGTATCACTCCCGGCTTGATGTCCATCATCAGCTTGCTAACTGCCGGCATATCCGCAATCAACACACTTACGAGATCACCCAATGAGCTTACTCATCACCCATGCCGGGATTGCCGCCGCGATTCGTGCCGGTGATCTGGGCATTGAATACAAAATCACTCACATCAGCATCGGCTCGGCCGGCTATGTTCCGAATCCGGAGCAAACCGCACTCGTTGCTGAAATCCAGAAAAAGGCGCTGACGCGCGGTGCGTTGGTAGCACAAGGCCAACTGCATTTTGAAACGGTCTGGGATGGCGAAGAAGAGTTTGAAGGCAAAGAGCTGGGTTACTGGCTGGAAGACGGGACGCTGTTTGCGGTCGACAGTCGCGATGGTGAGGTCATCACCTACAAACGCAAAAACACCGTCGTCACTGAAGCCTGTGAACTGAATCTGGCAGCGTCCACGATTGAGAACATCACGGTGGAAATGCTCGGCTCACCTTACGCCACGGAACAAGTGGCCGGTATTGCCAAAATCGTGAGTAATGGCCAGGTGGACAGTGAAAATGATGACAACGCCATTCTCACTGTGACAAAAGCGCTTCGTCTGATGGCACGCCGTATTTCGAGCGCGACCACAGGTACAAGAACTGATGTTGCCGCTAGTGAAAAGGTGGTTGGGGTTCTGAGTCAAGCCTTGGCAGACATTATGGATGATACCCGATGGACCAATGCTCGTGATTGGACGGCAGAAACTGTCTCTCAGGCAGAAGCTGAAGAAGGTACATCAAGCACGCCGAGAAAGTGGACATCAGAGAGAGTGCATCAAGCATTTAACCAGTATGGTGTCGGTGGTGGCGCACCATCAATATCAGATGCAAATCAGCAGCTTGTGGGTAGAGTGAATACCTTGGTTAGTCCTTGGAGTAACTCTCCCGTTCAAGGCAATGCAGCTCTGATGTGTTTTGGTGAAAGCGCCGGAGTTAACCTGCAAATTCATGCATTGCATGGAAGTGGGATCATGCATTGTCGGTTCAGGACCGGTTCCGCGGGGACAACACCATGGTTTATGGTCTGGGATGACAGAAAAAAAGCATCAATCAGTGACGCCAGAAATGGAACAAAAAACTTATACCCGGATACCTCCGTCTTAAATTCCTTTCTGAAAGAGACCACCATCGGGTCCAGCGATCAGTCATGGGGTGATTATACCAGTAGCCGGCTTTCGGGTGTTACGTACACAAACAACACAACCAGGCCCATCATGGTCAGCATTACATCAAATGAAGACGCCGCGACAAGTGGAATGATAAAGGTTGACGGATTGGCGATCGCTGTATTCGGTGACAGCGCAGGTGATGTGGCCACAACGTCTTTCATTGTTCCTTCGGGCTCAACTTATTCAGTGGTTTTCAATGCTAATGCAACCACAATCTGGAGCGAACTAAGATGATTTACTTTACCGACAATACGAAGGACGTTTACGCTTTTTATAAAGAAGACCTGGAGCATGATGAACAGGTAAAAAGTCGTATCGCTGAATTAGAAGCCGAGAAACTTAACCCGCCGGAACAAGATGAGGCTGGCAATTCGCAAGATTATGATGCACTCATAAATCAGCTTCGTTCTACCATTCGCATTGGTGGCGAATTAACGCCGATTTCAGAACAAGAGGCTCAACAACTAGTGGCGCCCAGTCCTGAAGAAATGGACGACCAAAAAACTAAAGCGGAGCATACTTGGGTTCAGTCAGAGCTGGAATCTGTCCAGATTGAACTCATGTATCACTGGACAGATGACGAACGAGCCAGTTTTACCCTGGAAGTCTGGAAGCAATACACTCGTGACTTACGCAACTACACCACAACCGACGATAGTGGCATCATTTCAGTTGTGGGTGATACACGTCCGTCAAGGCCGCATTAGGTCTCTTTCTTATCCAAACGTCATTATACCAAACCCGGCCTCAGCGCCGGGTTTTCTACATCCCCCATCTAGAAACCGCTTCAATATCAGTCAGTAATTCCGGGCGATACACTGGCCTTTGTTCATTCAACGAAGGTTAAACCATGAAAGCACTGGCAACCCAACTCATCAAAAAACACGAAGGGCTGCGGCTGAAACCCTATCGCTGCAGCAATCAAAAACTCACCATCGGCTACGGCCGCAACCTGCAGGATAACGGCATCAGCCAACAAGAAGCGGAAGCCCTGCTTCAACATGACCTCGATGCTGCGGTGAAAGACGCAGAAACGCTGCCGTATTTCGCGTCGCTTAACGAAACGCGTCAGGCGGTCATCGTCGACATGATTTTCAATCTTGGCCTGCCCCGTTTTGGCATGTTCAAGAAAATGATCGCTGCCATCGAGCAGCAACTCTGGCATGTGGCCGCCAACGAAATGCTGAATAGCCGCTGGGCGCGTCAGGTTGGCAAACGGGCGAAGACACTCAGCGAAATGATGCGCACCGGCGCGCCACTGCAATAAGGAGAACACCATGAACTTTTTAACCAGTATCCTCGGCAAAACACTATGGGAAGTTCTGAAAGGTCTGTTTTTTCAGGTTGCCTGGAAAGTCATTCTGGAACGCTTTGCGAGCCGCCTGGTAATTTGGGGATTAGAGAAAATCAAAAGCCTGTCCACCAATGATGTCACGCAGGAAACCGTGAACGACATCATCCTGTCGCTGAAAGGCAAAAAACTCAAAGAGGTCGAGCAATGGGAATGACGTTGGACCCGAGCTGGGTGAATGCCGTACTCGCCTTTGGCACATTCGTGACGCTGATCCTGAGTTTACTGATTGGTTACCTGTTCCGATTGTCCAAAGAGCTGGGCGAATACAAAACCCATGTTGCTGAAACCTACGCAACGAAGGACGATGTCAAAGAACTCGGAGATCGGATTGAACGCAGCATGGTGAAAGAGTTCGACCGGATTCATTCCCTATTGCAAGGGAGAGAGGTCGCATAGTCCGCGGGAGCCACAAGGTTCCCGTTCCGCACTATTGAATAGATAGCTTATCTAAAAAGTAACTAACCTTTCATTGTGAACCTGAGAATCGGTAATCTAAGCATTAGGTGTTCAGATAAACTGACTAAGAACAATGGAGAAATTCATTTAATATTGGCGTCTTTACGTCGGTTCTCTATCTCTTTCTCAACTCTCATTTTTTGGATATTAAACAAACTATTAGGGAGGGTAAACGAGTAAGAAAAAGCCACAAAAGAAAGAAACAAAATAACCTGTTCAACAAAAGATTTAATCTTACCCAAATAAGGCAAGAGCATTGTTCCATATGGCAAATCCTTTATTATTTCTATTGTCTGAGGCACAGAGAAAAGTTTATATGAGAAGATAGCAAATAAAGTGACAAGATATACGTGTAACAAGTTTTTTGTACTACTTAGTTTTCGAAATGTATTTTTTGTTGCACTTTCAGCAACACGCCATGAGCCATTAGGCAAAGAGCTAGGGTCGCCAATTAAGGCAATGACCCCTACCAGAAAACCAGCCAAAATAGAATATATATTAACTAAAACATCTAGAGCTTTATCTGTCAGTATTGGCTGAAAAAGAACAGCAAAAAAACCACTACTAACGATAGTCAGCAGTAAGTAGATTGTTTTTCTCCTGTACTTTTCCAAATTACTCATTGTTCTAGAATACCTTCACGTTCATAGTTTTCCAGTGCTTCAACTAATCTAAGCCACATTTGCTCTCTATCTACGGACTTTCCATGTCGCTTAACTTTTACTGTATGTTTTAAAACAGTGTCTTCATTAGTGAGTTTAGTTCCACTCTTCGTTGTGATCACGTAACCACCAACATCTGTAGAAGCAAGTAGCTTTGCCGTGTCCTTAGCGTGTCCGTGACCGATGTCAGCAGCGTCACCTGTCGTTCGACCATCATGCGAAATCACAACTCGAACATTAAGTCCCTCTTTTTCTAAAATTTCAGTCTCCGTATCATCATCTCGCAAAACATCAAAAACGCCTTTAACCATACGCGTAATTTTTTGCAGTTTCCCAGAGACCTTTTCCTTGGGATTAACGCGCTTAATGTACTCCAAAGTCGACAGATATGACACAGCATTAACCACGATATTACTAACACCTTCGTCTTCTATTGTTTTAATAGTGTCAATATCAGCCACTTGTTGTATTTCCATTACGTCGGCCTCATGATTAAACCCGCCTTTCGTCAGCAGCAACGCGAGGAAAGTATTGATAGATGTAGCCCTAAACGTTGTCGCTGGACTCATAATCAAATGATTGCCAAAAAGGCAAACAAATCCTTCTCCATCGAGAAATTCTTGGTCAACTGGCGCATCATAAGTACTAGCTTCAAGTTCGGCACTAGTAATTGAAGGTCTGTCAATCGTATTAGCCGCAGCGCCTTCCTCATACAGTCCAACCGAGAAAAGTGTACAATCTTTATCCCCGTGGCTTAGTTTTGCTCTACGGCTAGATAGCTTCATGCCAACTACTGAACGATCATCTCCTAGGTAGAACGTACGTGCTTGTGTCGAATTCAGTTTTGCCCAAGCAGAGTTTGCCATAAGCTCAAGAGAATTCTTCACACTGATCCCATCAACTTTTTCAAATTCACAGCGAAAATAATAAACGGTTCTATTTTTTGGCTTTTCTTTTTTAACAACCATATCAGCTCACTTAATAAAGTACATGTATATGCAATTCCGGTAGCTCGTACCGACTATTTCATAGAGAAGTACACTTTTCCGTCGCAATTTGTAGCGCCTTTAACCAAACACCTCTACATCAGCTCAGCTGACGGTATTGGAGTAACTTAAACTCATAAAAACCTGACGCATATCAGGCCATCTTTATAATCAAGCATTCGCTAAAATATATCAACAAATGGCGAAAGAAACGCATCTAGTTATGTATGGTTACGCACATTTGTGTGTGTTAAAGCATTGACACCCTACCCTCGCCGCCCTTACCCTATCGCTGTACTGGCAAAATCCAGTACCGGGATTAGGACCCCGCTTAGAACCATCGGCACATAAGTGCCAGCGTATGCTGGTTTTTTTATGTGTGGCTTCGGCACACCTGTACATGGTGAATTTGTTGTGATTATGCGCAAATACACCTCATCAATGGTGGGCTGGGCGGGGCAGCCTTCGGGCTGGCCGTGTCGATGGTGCGGTAGTCCTAACCCTGTTCAGTCCATCACCCGAAGATTAGGACCTTTGAGTGGTGGTAAACAAAGTTAACCATCGGAGGTCGCTATGACCCATCTATCTATTCTTTCCAAAGATATCCGCATTTTAGACGGCTTGTATTCTCTGAATGACCTGCATAAAGCAAGCGGAAACAAAGCCAAACACGCCCCTTTTCGATTCATGCGTAATGAACAAACCGTTGAACTAATCGCTGAAATAGAGCGATCACCAGATCTGGTGATCGGTTGCAAAGTGTTACGAGGTGGGAAACTCCAAGGAACTTGGGTATGCAAAGAACTGGTCTACGCCTACGCGATGTGGATTAGCGCCAGGTTTCACCTGCAAGTCATCCGCGCGTTCGACGCACTCACAAGCCAACCGCAAATTACACCATCCGGTGTCACTCTTACCGCCAAACAAGCCCGATTCTTACAATGTGCCTTTTCGCAGTTTGACGAACTCAAAGCGCGCCACGGGGAAAGCCACCGCCAGTATCAAACCATGCAGCAGCAAATCAACATGATGCGTTCGTTTTGCGATCACATGGAAAGCGAGCTTAAAGCGTTTCGCTCGCAGGTAGACGCAGAAATTGATGCGATTAACCACATCAACTTATACAAAGGAATGGTGTTGGAATATCAAGGCGCCGACGAACTAAAGCGCTTCATTGAACAAAAACATTGATGAAAACTGGTTTGAGCCTAGGCAGCATGAGGTTGCTCTAGGCTCTGGTGGGCATGAATAAACTCACATTTGGACATATCCGAGTTAGGGCGTCGGCATTATCAGGAGAATTTCGGATAAAGATTTCTATGGGGTAACGCCTGCCTAACAGGCGTAAAATGCTTGGCTATAATTAGCGACGAAGGAGCGTAAGCCAAGCTTTTTACGTCCTTTGTTGAGGCGCTTGTTAGGCCTTATTGATAATCCCAAAACTTATAGTTTAATGATTTTTCAAGTAACTCTATTTTATTTTTTATCTGAGCTGCACCAGAGTCGGTAATCACACCTTTTTTATGCATTTTCGATACATTTTCTTTAACTTTTCTTCGTTCGCTAAATCGTTGCCGGTTTAGCTCTATGCCTTGTGTAAAGCTCTTAGCTATGAACTTTAAGACCCCTTCATATTCTATACAGAACTCTACATAAGGCTTAACGGAATCTGTTACGTCTAGCCACTGACTATTTTGATCGGCGATTTTATCGAAATCACATGGCTTTATAATAGTATTATTTGGAATCCCAGTATTTTTAATTTTGCTATCAAGATAAACTTTACGTGCTAATTCGGAACAGTATGAGAATTTCTTTGCCGGTTTCTTTTTTGGCAAAATTATATATGGTTGCTCAATATAATAAGCGCATGTCTTGCTGAGCAACTCACTGTCTTTCTCTTGTAGTCCTTTAAATCTAATAATCCGCCAACCTTCTTGAACATCATTCAAAACTTCAGGTATTAATTTAAGAGAAACACCGATATTGGGCATTGCATCTATACATATAAAGTCGGCTAGAACGATTACAACATGACTAGATCGAGCTTTTGAGTAAACTGTTTTTTGTAATTTCGCCAATACCTTTGAGGAGTTTGAAGTACCAGTTACAAGAATAATATCTCCTGTTTTCAGTTCATCCTTAAAATTCTGAAGCTTTTCAGTAAAATCATTTTCTTCGCCTCGAGTTAACTTGCGATATATTGGTAAGTGCTCTTTCTTGATACCTGCATTTGTTCCCAGCATATCTAGTAGTTCATCAGGCATGCTTTTAAATTGTTCGATAACTTTGGCACCAGAACCTTCCGTGCCCATAGTTTGAAACACATTGGCAGTAGCTTGCATTCTTATTTGATGCTTTAATTCTTCCACTTAAATTTTCCTTGTCCGCCTATGCTAGAGTAAACGAGGCCTAACGCCGCGTTAAGTGGTGAGCAACGCTACCACCCAACCTAAACCATTGTGCCGTAAACACTAAAACTGAAGCAAACTAAAAATGCCAAGCGTTGGGAATCCGTCTTAAACGCTTTGTTAGGCAGCTTTGTATGCAGACTTCAACACTTCTTTTTGTTCTGGTGTCAACCTATCTTTAATTACACTTGATTTACCTGCTATTTCTTTCTTTAAGTAACGTTTTACTGTTTCGAGCAAGCCAAAAAGCTGCATATAGTCAAATGTTGACCAGAGTTCTGTCCAACTATGAGCAGTAGTATTTAGGTTAATTTCCTCTGAATCCTCAGTTAACATGAATCTCAAAGTATGCTTACTTAGTTCATACTCTGAGTGTGCATAGTGTTTATTTCGGAGATCGATTACATACTTATGAAAATCTAATTGCTCTTTATTAGTAAATATTTTTGTAGCATCTAGATTTGTTCGTCTCTGTGACGCATTAAAAGCTTTAGCATACGTAACAATTGCACCTGATAAAAGCAGCTCTAAGCTCATAACTAGCTTACTGTTAACTAACATCAATGTAGAGTATGTTCCAAGTTCTCTCTTAATATCCCAGAGTGAATCTCTCATGACTTGAAAGGGATCTCTTGACGTATTGTACTCCTCGATAAGAGGAGCAAACGAGTTTTCAATGTCCTTTAGTTCTTCCAACTGCTCATTAGAAAACTCTAGGTTAGGAAGTGACTTCTGTTCATAACTAGAATCATATAAGCCCAAAAGAGCCTGCGAAATAGACCTCATTTCATGATTAATTTCTATATAGCATTCTAAGACCTTTATCATTTTTTTTAACGACATATCTGAGTCAAATGCTGCTTCTTCAGTAGGTATTATCTTCACTATAATCCTCGTAAAAGTATCTGATGCCTAACATTTTATTATTGCGCATGCGCGTTTATCTCATTAGACCAGTAAAAACGCGCACAGTTAACTACTTGTATGTAATGAACTTATCAGCAATTTGCTAAATTCACCATCTGGAAAAACGCGCATGCGCGTTTCCCCAAACCTATTATCTAACCCATAGGTTTTATAATTGCATGATTTTAAGAATATTCATGCATATCGGAATGTGAAAACGCGCACGAAGTTGAGATAAAAATCATCATAATTTCTATATAACTGTATGCCTGCCCAGCTTTTAGGCATTGCAAAGAGAATGGCAACATTTGAGTTAAATGGATGAAAATTTGTAGGCGAGAAAGTATGCGTTTGACTGCGCCACAAACAACGCGTTAACTCTTTTGGGGCAAAGATGAATTACGTCGTTTATCTGCGAGCCAACGCAGAATACATTGGCCCAGAGATTAGCCGAAGGCTTCAGCTATCTTGCCCCAAACTCACATACTCATTCAGTTTCAACACTTCACTCCCCACAAACCCGTTCAATTCGGCCAGTGAATCAATCAGCGGCAACAACTCATTTTTGTGGAATAGCCAGTCCACTTTGTTGAGATCGAGTGAGGTAATACTCTCGCGGCGGATGCTCATCAGCTCAATCGGCACGCGGTGCAGGGCCAACACATCGTTCATGGTCTGGTTCTTCACGTCTTTGAACGAGTCTTTCGCTTCCACCTGGCCGATGGGTTTGAGTTCCGGCGCTTTGGTGTCTTTCCCCTTGGCATTTACAAACAGGTTTTTGAACGCCATCCCTTCTTTGGCCTGCAGCTTGTTGCGAATGTCGTTTTCCGTCTCTTTGGTCATGCCCGGCTCGTTCATATACAGCAGGTAACCTGCGTGCGAACCGTTGCGGTAATACTGGCGGCGGAACAGCGTGGCATCGTCGTTGAGCCAGATAGAGGTCAGCCCGCTGACGTGTTGCGGCAGGCCGTACAGCTCCTGCGCCACATCGTATTCAGCCAGGTGAAAAATCTGCCCGTCGCGGTAATCAATCCGCCCTTCATTGCTGTAGGCGCGGGGCTTGTAGGTGTAACCCAAATCACCGCGGCGGCGCATGTAGAGCGCCGGAAGGTGTCTGATGTGAACCACCTGCCCGAACAGGTTGCGTACCACCTGAAAGTAGCCATTGCCAAAGGTGAGGTAGTCCTGAATAAACCGCTTAAGGTCGCGGCGCGGCAGCACATCGCTCACCGTAACGGCGTAGGTAAGCGTATTGCGTTTAAACTCAATCGCGCTCGAGTGCATCGGGTTAACGCGCAGCGCTTTGGCCAGCGTATCGAGTGCGATCGGCGGCTCGTACAAATCATCAATCAGTGCCACTTCAAGGTAGCTGAGAATATCGCTATTCATCACACTGACCGGGTTAGAAAATTCAATCTCAATCACGTTCTGTCTCCTAGAAGAACGACACCGTGGTGTCATCCTCGCTGTGAATATCAATCGGCTCCCAGTGCATCACATGCATCGAAGCCCAGGCCAGGTCAGCGTGCGAGCCCACCTTGCTGCGGGTAGAAATAAAGGTCACCTGATTGCTGGCTTTGGTGGTCTGCTGTCGGATCATCAGAAAGGAATGCACCAGGTCATCCCATTCCCCGTCGAACTGCAGACGCCCGTCGTTGATGATTTCGCGCGCCTTGTACACCATCATCCGTTTCACTTCCGGCGAATAGTCCAGCTCAATCAGGCTCGGGTAGAACTTGCGCACCAGCTCGGCCACGGCCGACCCGACGCCGCTGACATCAATCGCCAGATGCACCACGTTATATTTCTCGGTCATGGCTTTAATCGCGAGCGCCTGCTGCTCGTAGCTGGAGCCTTTCAGGCGCGCCCGTTCAATCAGCCGGAACACGCCGCCTTTGCGTTTGGGTTTAAGTGCAACCACCAATCCGGCATCGTCGGAGCCTTCGCCCTGACCGCCGCCGCGCGGGTCATAGCCCACCAACACTTCGGCGTTGCCCGCTGGCCTAGCCTTGTTGTGGTCCACGTCCTTCCACAGCGATGAATCGGTTTTACACGCCAGCAGCGCTTTGAGCGCAAAGATGGACGCCGAATCATCCAGAAACACGCAGCGCAGCAGGTTGTCGAATACGGTTTTGTCCGGGTACTTACGGCGCAGTTTCTCCATGTTGAAGAACGTGGCGCCTTTCTCAATCGCGTCATCAATGGTGATGATCTGACGGAAAATGCCATCGACGCCCAGTGAACCGTTTTTGAGCGCCGCATGGCTGATGTCAATGCCTTGCTCTTTCTTGCCCTGCCACTTCGGATACGCTTCATGCGCCACGGTCGACGGCGTCGACAGATACGTGGTGCGGTACTTGTCGTGAATCGACATCCCGCCCGCGTAATCGTCCAGCTCTCCGAATTTGGGGATCCAGAACACTTCATCGAAATAGACATGGCCGTTAAAGCCCTGCGATGTGCGGGCGTTGGTGGAGAGGAAGTAAAACGTCGCGCCATTGGAAAGTTGCAGCTCATCTTTGCCTTTGAGCTCCACATCGCCAATTTCCAGCGCGAAACGGCGGATGTAGTTTTTGAAGATTTCGGACTGCTTGCGCGAGGCCGACAAAAACACCTGGTTGTCACCGTTCAGTACCGCATCCTCAAACGCTTCATAGGCGAAGTAATACGTCAGGCCAATCTGGCGCGATTTGAGGTAGAAGCGGAACTCGTTCAGCTCCGGATTGCACTTGTGGGCGTGAATGTCTTTCTGGTACTCGAAAAACGTCTTTTCACGAAACTCATTCAGCACCGTTTGAGTGATGTGCGAAACATCGTTCTTCACTTTGTTCGGCTTGCGGCCACGCTTATTGCCTTCGCTGTGACTGCTTGCAGGCCGATGCGGCCGGCTTTCGGCTTCATCGCGTTTGCGCTTCTGGGCCAGCAGCATTTCCAGCTCTTTGAGCTGCTCATCGTGCTTTTGGTCAAGCCACAACAGATAGGCGATCCGCTGGCGCAGCATCAGCTCTACGGGCGCATCGTCCCGCATCGCTTTCCAGTCAAATTTCGAAATCCATTGCTGGACGGTTCGCACCGCAACGCCCACCGCCTGCGCAACTTCGGCAGGTTTGTACTGACGCAGATACAGCCCAAGCGCTTTGGTTTGGTCTGCGGTGTACATCGGTGAGGATTGCTCAATAGCCAGATTCGTTTTCATGCTGGCAGTGTGCAACAGAGCCCGCCGCGACTCAGCAGAGAGACTTTCTATATCGGGTATCTAGAATCGCCGTGAATACAAAAAGTTAAGGCCATTGGTTAGATTGGAATCATCGAATTCAGGAGCATTCAGGCATGTTTCAGTCACAACCCATTTGTATTTTGCAGGCAGGCACGACCGTCGACGGACGTGTGATTGGGCAGAACATCATTGATGAAATCGCAGAGAGCTATAACCCCGAGGTCTATACCGCGCGGATCAATGAAGAACACTTCGTCCTTGGCAAAAAATTCGGTTCGGTGCAGTCGGTGGAAAAGCGTGGCGACAAACTGTTTGCGGTGCTGAAACCCAACTCACTCTTATTGAGTGCGGTAGAACAGGGGCAACTGCTGCATACCTCGTGCGAACTGATTGAAAAATTTGCTGACACTGATAAGGCCTATCTGACGGGTCTGGCACTGACCGACAAACCTGCGTCACTCGGCACCACGCAAATCCATTTGTCCAGTCAGTCCGATGGCAAGAAGTACGTGCAGACGCATTTCCCCATCAAACCAGAACACTTTTCACATCAGAGCACCGACGACGAACTCTCGATGTTTCAAAAATTCAAAAGCTGGCTCAAAGGCGAAAACGCGCCCGAGCAGCTCTCTCACACTGAGGAAGAAGACGACATGAACAAAGAAACCGAAGAGCTGCTGCAGCAACAAATTGAACAGAACACCAAGCTGAGCGATCAGCTCGGCCAACTGGTGCAGACACTCAGCGCCAAAGAGCAGCCCGCAGAGCCGGAAGTTAAAGACGAGCCGCAGAAAAGCGAGCTGGAAGAGAAAGTCGAAATGCTCTCCTCCCAGCTTGGTGAACTGACCACCAAACTGAGCAGCATCACGGATGAGCAGGCGCGCACACTGGCGGGTCAGGATGCGGAACCCGAGCCGTATCTGTAAGCGCCGGCTTTAGTCTCTCACCCCATTTGTATAGGTAAACACATGCAAGAGCATACCAAAAAGAAACTGAGCGCCTACGTTCAGGCGGTCGCGCAGCAAAACGGCGTCGAGAACGCCACCGAGATGTTCAACGTCTCGCCGAACGGAACTCAGCGCATCATCGCGGCCATTCGTGAAAGTAACTGGTTCCTGAGCCGAATCAACATCATCACCGTGAAAAACCAGATTGGTGAAGCCATTGGTCTGGGTGTGAGCGGCATGATTGCCAGCCGCACCGACACCTCCGGCGACGGCGAGCGCAAACCGAAAGACTACCACGGCATGAGAGCCATGCCTTACGCCTGTGTACAGACCAACTTCGACACGGCGATCCGTTATGCCAAGCTTGATGCCTGGGCGCACATGAAGAGCTTCAACCAGATTGTGTCCAAACACACCCGCGAGCAGATCGATGCCAACAAAATCACCGTCGGCTGGTTTGGTAAAACCGCGGCCGCGAATACGGATGCCGCCGCCAACCCGAACGGCGAAGACGTCAACAAAGGCTGGTTCCAGGCAATGCGTGAGCACAACGCCGAACGTTTAATCACCGAAGGCGTAGAAGGCTCCGGCGTTATCCAAATTGGTGAAGGCGGCGACTTTGCCAACCTCGATCTGGCGGTGCTGAACCTGAAAAACCTGCTGCACCCGGCATGCGAAAACGACTCTGACCTGATTGCCATCATCGGCTCTGATCTGCTGGCCTATGAAAAGGCCAAGTTCTACGACGCGCACGGCAATACGCCGACAGAAAAGAGCAAGATTCAGGAACGTCAGGTCATCGGCACCTATGGCGGCCTGCCTGCGGTGTCGGTTCCGGGCTTCCCGTCAACGGGCATCATGGTGACCAGCTACGACAACCTGTCTATCTACATTCAGGAAGACTCGGTTCGCCGCACGGTTGGTAAGAAAAACGACGCCAAAGACCAGATGGAAAACTTTGAGTCGATGAACATGGCCTACGTCATCGAGCAGCTTGAAAAAGTGGCGGCGGTCGAGTTCGGCAACGTCAAACTCAAGATTAACGGGGCGTGGGTATAACCGCGCCAGACTGACCCCCTCCAATGCAGGCTCTGTCACGTTATCAATCTGGCTCCTACACAGATTGTTATTCGTGCACTGCTGCCTGCATTCCCTCAAAGGTGATGTATGGAATTTATCGGCAATAAAAGCGACGTGTATGCCTCCGAGCTGCCCGCCACGGATAACTTTCCTGCGCTCAAAATTTCAGAGTTTCAGTCTCTGTTTCATTTCCTCAGCAATGAGACAGAGGCAGGCATTCTGCAACAGGCGAAGGTCTCGCGCATTAAGGTGCACCGCGAGCTGGTCAATACCATCGCGCAGTACGAGAGCCTTGCCGCGCTCTCAAAGGACAAGTTCGGCGATGAGGAATCCGGTACCACGCTCTACACCCAGGCGGTGTTTGCGCTGACGGCCAGCGAACTGATTGGCATCCGCCTCAGCTCCGATGCCACCGCCGAAGCGGCAGAGCGTCAGGAAGCGCTGAGCAGCAAGAAATACCATTGTGAGGTGCAATACCGCCAGGCGGTGGATCTGCTGCTTCACGGGCGGGAAACCTACTGTTTTGAGGTGGTGTGATGAAAGCGCTGCAAAGTTTAACGGACCTGTTCAGAGAGCACGTGGCGGATGCCAATAACTTCACCGTCTGGGCCGAAGACGGCGCGCTGTTCTGTACTCAGGGCGACAGCGTCGACGGGTTTGAACTCGAGTACACCGCCATCGTGTTTATGCAGGATGTCAGAGTGCAGCCGCACATTCTGATGATGCACTTAGTCTCCTGGATGAATACGCACGACCCGTACCGGATGGAAAAAGGATTGCCGTTTCCGACCTTCGCCACCGAGCTGCTGGATAACGGCCGCTGCGACATCAAAATCAAAATTGACCTGCGGGAAGCCTTCTCACTGCAAGCCCACCCGCAAGGAAACTGGCAACAGCACGGCGAGCGTTTTGAATGCGTGGGCGATTTTGCTGCCCGTGTCGACGAAGACGACCTGAACGAACTGGTGCTGTTTGTCGGCCATCTGGATGATTTGCCATGAACGAGCTCACGCTGAAAACACCGGAGCAGCTTACTCAGGTGGTTGAGCGTCTGGTGCTGACCGCCACTGACAAACTGGATTTGAACCGGCGCATGGCCAACCGCGCGCGCCAGTTCTTCCGGGCTCAAATCCGGGCGCAGCGGGACATTGAGAATAACCCGTACCAGAGCCGCACAGGGCGCAAAAAAGTGAGCCTGCGGGACGGGACATCGTTACGCCATACCGTCAACAACAAGAACATGTTGATGGGCCTGTCGAAATCCCTGCGCACGCAGGCCGATGAACACCATTTTGAAGTGGGTCTGGCGGGCGTCGCCGGACGCATCGGCCAGGAACACAATCAGGGCAGCCAGCTCTCGTTTACCACCCGCGTGAATGGCTTCTTCGACAGCAAGACCGGACGCTGGCAAGGCGGGCGGCGGGTCAAACAGAACTATCAGATGCCCCGGCGTACCTTCATCGGCTGGACGCCAGAGATCGAGCGCGAGCTGCTCGCCATGGCGGCCGAGCACTTTACAACTGACGTGGAAAGTTAAATGCAAACCATCAAAGTCAAACCACAAAAAGGGTTACTGGTTCGTGACCCGGAAACCCGCGAGCCGTTAAAGGCCGCAGGCGAAGAGAAGCCGCGTAACCCTTACTGGCTGCGTCGCATTAAAGACCAATCCGTCGTGCTCGTCACCACGAAAACGGCAACGAATAAGGAGAACGGCCAATGAGCATCAGCTTCTCAGAAGTTCCGGCCAGCGCTTATGTGCCCGGCATGTATGTCGAAATCGACAACAGCCTGGCCAACAGCGCGGAAGACCAGCAATTGTGCCTGGTGATCGGCAATGCGGTTGCGGGCGCACCGGTGGCGCCCAACACCGTTGTGCTGTGTATGGACGAAACCAAGGCGCAGGCGCAGTTCGGCGCCTCCGACATCGTCGACATGGTGACCTATTTTCGCAAGCAGGATGAAAGCATGCCCGTCTACGCCATCAGCGTGGACGCGGCCGATACTATGTCAGCACTGGCAGCCCTCGGCGATGTGCAGTACCACCACATCCTGTGCTCGCTCAATGATGACACCACCATCCGCGATTTGGGCGAGTTTCTGGAAAAGCGTTATCAGGCACTACAACAGATCCCCGGCGTGGCTTACATCCCGAAAAAAGGCACCCATGCGGAGCTGATTACCTTTGCCAATAAAAGCAACTGCCCGCTGATCAGCTTTATGCCGGTGAACGCGCTCGGTAACTCCGCCGATGAAGCCCTGACGGATGCGGCGGCGATCGGTGCCTGGGCGGGACAAATTGCGCCGTCACTGGCAAACGACCCGTGCCGCCCGCTGCAAACGCTCAAGATGAGCGGCGTCTACTCCATTGCGGACACCGAGTTTGACTGGGCCGAGCGTAACCTGCTGCTCCACGAAGGAATGGGCACGTACGTCGTCACCTCCACCAAAGAAGTGCAGGTGGAGCGTGCGGTCACCGCTTACACCGAAAACGCGTCGGGGATTGCCGATAACAGCTACCTCGACATCATGACGCCAGCCACGGCGATGTATTTTCGTCAGAAACAACGCTCACGCATCTTAAGCAAATACGCCCGTTTCAAAGTGGCCAAAGACGGCACCCGCTTTGCGCCGGGACAGGCAATTGTCACGCCCAGCATGTTCAAAACCGAGCTGCTGGCGCTGTACAAAGAGCTGGAATACAACGGCATCGTGCAGGACTTCGACGGCTACAAGAAGTCGCTCATTGTTGAGCTCGATGACACCAACAAGCAGCGGATCAACTATCAGGACTCACCGCAGTTCGTGAACGGATTGATCATCGTTGCCGGCAAAATTCAATTCAGGAAGTAAGCCATGGGAACCACAATCACCAGCCGCGCCGTACTGAACGCCGGCTCTCTGGGTCGCCTGCCCATTAAAGAAGGCGCAGAAATCGGGTTTGGTAACCTCAAGCGTGAAGCGGTCATGGGCGATGACGGCGTGCTGGGACACAGTGAAGTGTACGACGGCGCGCCCTACATCAAAGCCACCATCGTGCACGCCAAAGCCACCGATGAAGACGCCATCAAGGCGTTCGTGGATGAGAACATCACCCTTGAGCTCAACAGCGGCAAAGTCTACACCCTCACGGATGCCTGGGCGGTGGATCCGCTCACGCTGAACGTCAAAGACGGCCAGCTGGAAGTGCTGTTCAACGGCTATGAGCTCATCTCACAATAAGGAGCGTGACATGCTATCGATTTTGTTAAAACGTCAGGCTCAGCAACAAAAGGCGGCTCAGGCCAAGCCGATGCCAGCCGCGCCGACGGGAAAAACCGCCCGCCCGACGCTGGCCGACAAACCGTGGGAAGAAACGCAGGCCATGCTCAAACAAGATTTGGCGTTCCTGCGCACTCTGGCCGGCTCTCAGGAAAAAGACCCGTACAAAGCTGAACTGGTGAAGAAATACCAGCCGCTGGTTGAAAAGCTTCTCGCCACTCACACCGACCTCGGCAATCTCGATGTGGTGTGGTGGTTCTATCAGTGGCAGGTCGATTTAGGCCAACTGACGACGGTACACGACAGCTTCCGGGCGGCCATCGACATGGGGCTGGAAACGCCGGACAGCTGGAAGTCAAACGGCCAGACCGCGTTCTGCGACATCGTGTTTCAGTACTCGCACAGTGCCTCGAAAGAGAAGCTGGCGTTTAACCGCGACTACCTGCTTCAGGCTGTTACCGATTTACAGGCCGGAAACCTCGCCACCAACGCGCCGCTCAAGGTGAAGATGTTCCGCCTGGCAGGCGACTGGTATGACGCAGATGGCGACACCGAGAAAGCGTACGCGCTGTTTGATGCGGTGATGAAACTCGATCCGAACAAAGGCGGTCGCAAGACCCGACTCAACGAACTGAAGGAAGAACTCGGTTATGGCAACTCCGATTAACAATCAGGCTGAAGTGAAAACGGCCACGCTGGCCACCCCTATCGTGAAAGATGGCGTGGAAATCAACACGGTGGAGATCCGTAAACCGCATTCGGGCAACCTGCGCGGACTCAGCCTGATTGATGTGTGTGAGATGAAATTTGATGCCGGTGAAATCCTGCTGCCGCGCATTTCGTCTCTGACTGAGCGCGATTTGCTGAACTTGCCACCGGAGAACTGGGCGCCACTTTTGACCACCATCGCCTCTTTTTTCGTGAATACGGAACTCTGATAAACCGGGTTGAGGACTACTACGCCGACATCGCCATGGTATTTCACTGGCCGCCGAGCGAAATAGACGCCCTCAGCTACGACGATTTATTACTGTTCCGCGAGCTGGCACGGCAACGAACCGAAACACAAGAGAGCGACTAGCTCTCTTTTTTGTATGAAGGACATCCGAATGAAGATGAACCTCTCCGTGGTGATGGGACTGAAAGACAAAGTGTCCGCGCCACTCAAAGGCATGGCGAGTGATTCCGACCACTACGCCAACGCCATCAAAAAGATTCAGAAAGCGCAGGCGGATGATACCGCCGCGATCGGCATGATTGGCTCATTTAAAAACACCAAAAAAGCGATGAGCCAGAATACGCTTGCGATGGCAGCGGCCAGTGAGAAACTTCGGGAGCTGCAAGCCAGCGCAGCCGCGGCGGGTAAACCGACCGCTGCCCTCACCGAGAAAATTGCCAAACAGCAGCAGCGAGTCGATAAGCTCACTCAGCAGCAGGACCAGTACAAAACACACCTGGTCAAACTGGGTGGCGAGCTGAAAAAGACAGGCGTCAAAGTGCATGACCTCAATGGCGAGAACAAGCGCCTTGAGAAAAGCTACAAAAAGCACGGCGCGGAAATCATCAAACTGAGTAAGAAATACGCCATCCTGCGCGGCGCGATGGCTCCACTGCAAAAGCTCAATGGCGCCATTCGCCTGCCGAATGTGGCCGGAGCGGCACTCGGCAAAGGTGCCGCCCTGCTCGGAGGTTTCAGCCTGGCCGGACTGGCAGCCGAGGTAAACAGCAGCGCGGCAGAGATGGACAAACTTGCCAAGAAATCCGCCAACCTCAATCTGCCGATCAGCGAACTGCAGGCCATGCAATCGCAGGCCGAACACGCGGGCGTGAGCGCCGATGCGCTGTCGGCGTCGATGACCCGCTTTACCCGTCGTCTGGGTGTTCTTCAAACCACCGGAGCGGGCGCACTGGGCAGTTACCTGAAAAAGAGTAAGAACGCCGCGTTCCGCGATTTGCAGGGCGCGAAAGATACCCAGGAAGCCTACCAGATGCTGCTAGAGTCTTTCTCCAAACTGAAAACCGCGCAGGAGCAGATGGCGTTTGCGGATGCCGCCTTTGGTGACAGCGGGCGGGAAATGCTCATCATGCTGCGCGAAGGCACGCAGGGGCTGACTGCTGCGCGTCAGGAGTTCAACGATTTGGGTGGCGGCGCTACTGCAGAAGATGCCGCGAAAGCCGAAGCGTACAACGACGCAGTGCAGCGCATCTCTGAAAGCCTGCGCTCGATTAAGTTTGCCGCGTTGGCACCGATTATGGAAAAAGCCACCAGGCTGTTTACCGAGTTCTCAGAAAAATTCAAAAACACCCAATGGCGCACCGAGTTTATGGACAAAGTGATTCAGACCGTCAACGGGCTGTATCAGGCGCTGGAGTTCTTAGGTAAAGGGCTGATTTTTGTTGCGCAGAACTTCAAAGGCATTATCACCATTTTGGCGATCGCCAAAGTGGCGCTGATTGGCCTCAATGCGGTGATCATGGCCAACCCGATTGGCATGATGGTCACGGCGATTGGCGCCGCGATTATTGCCATTACCTACCTGGTGGATAAGTTTATCGGTTTAGACAAAGTGATTAACTGGGTGAAAGAGCAATTCATCGGACTGTGGGACGGAGTTAAGAAACTCATCAACATGCTGCCGGACTCTCTCATTCCTGACGGCTGGAAAACAGGTTTGGACGCTGCCGGCACAGAAGTCGATAACCTGGCGAACAAACTCGACAGCATCAAAGACAAAAACGCCACTCTGGGAATTGTTACCAACGAAACCCGCAACCAAACAGAGCGCACCAAAGCCTATGCTGACTATCAAAGCGGCGGCTTGCCTGCTCACAAACCTTATAACCCCTATCAGCCAATCAAGAGCCAGACGTTGAACAGCCGATCGGAAGTCGCACTGACAATTAAGTCAGACAAACCGGTGACGGTGGACAAGGCAAAGAGCGACAAAGGAACCGATCTGAATCTGGATGTCGGAAACTTAGGCTGGAGCTATTAGAACCACACCCGAGGACAAAATGTGGTCATTGATTTTATACAAGCATTATAAATCAATTAGTTAAGTAACATACCAGCCCGCCCAATGGCGGGTTTTTTATTCCCGCCATACCTAGCAAACCCAGATTTCACAGCATTTAATCTTAGTTCTCAAGCTGGCGGCAAGACGCTTCCGTTTCTGCCCTCTTTCTTGATGCTCATAATCAGCTCACTTAACGACATGAGCAGGAATAATAAAACATAACTGTGCATAAACACAGTATTCAACTCACACAGAAATGCACATTGATGCATAATTATGGTGATAAAACCCAAACCGATCACACCAAAAGACACGGTTGTTTGATACTGTTGATGCGTTTCATTTGTCAGTTGTGAACACCTGTTTGCCATGGTGTATTAGATAGACTTTGTCTGTATTTTATTGTGGACTTATACAGACAAAGTCTAGTTAAAAGAGACTGTTAACTGTTTTATTTTATTTAGGAGTCAATGGTTTGTTTGAAACCCAAGATATTATTGTTTTAAAACAAAACACTACAGAGTTTGTGCAAGAGCATTCACTTACGATGCATTATGAAGCAGGAAATCAAGGTTGGTATGTATCAGCAGGACGACCAGGTTACCCGAATGATGGCTCTGAACTAGGTACAAACGAGGCTTTCACTTGCCTTTTTGGTGATCTATTTGAGGTCAGATTACTTGACGCAAATTATACAAGTGCTCGCATATTACTGACAAAATTGCCAGTATTGAAAGAAGCTGAAAGCATTTTTAATCAGTCACATATTTTTAAAGGCACTAACCCTAATTTTACTGAACAAGAAGTAACGATACTCAAGGATCAAATGGATCTCATGAAAAGTCGTATAGAAGACCTTGTAAAGTTGACGGAAATACAACAAGCATATTTAGAAAAGTCATTTGAGATGTTAAATGAAAAACTGGAACAAGGTAGTAAAGAAGGGTGGCGTCAAGCAGCTTACGGTGTAGTTACTAGTGTAGCGTGTACCTTTGCACCGGATATTGAGTCAGCGAAGAACTTATTCGATGTGTTTGGAACTTACATTACATCTGCGTCAAATTTCCTGCTATCAAACAGTTAA